AGTTAAATATTAAATTTAAAGAAGAAGGTATACCTGAGATAGCAATAGGTATTGGAGTTAATAGTGGTATTTGTATTGCAGGTAACTTTGGAGCTACTGATAGATTTGCATTTTCTCTTATAGGCGATCCATGTAATGTTGCTGCAAGGTTAGAATCAAGCACTAAGGTTGCAGGAGTAGGAACATTAATAGGAGAAGAAACTGCCAAAAAGTCTAAATTTAAGTTAAAATTATTAGAACCAATAGAAGTTAAAGGCAAGTCTAAACCATTACAGGTATATACATGGAAATAAAATTAAAATTAATTTTTAAATGGTTTATAAGTTTATTTCAAACACGTTACAAAATTACTGTATCTTTTAATAAAGAATATGGTGATGCAGATGATAGAACATATATATCTAAAAAAATAATTACACAAAAAGAAAAACATCTTAAATTTCGTGATGAAGATAATAAATTAGTTGAATATAGAAGTGCAGCAGGTCTTAATTACATTATTGAGGATGCCTAATGCAACAAGTATTTATTGGCATAATATTATTCTTAGGTTTTACAGCCTACTTTTTATATAACGAAAACACTACCCTAAAGTCTAATAACCTTGCCTTAGAAAGTGCTATTGCATCACAAGAAGAAGCAATACAAAGTTTACAAAATGATTTTTTTTTACAAACAACACAATTAAATGAACTTACAGTTAAAAGTCAAGCAGCACAAAGAGAGCTTAATAGATATACACAGTTTATAAAAGATTATGAACTATCTGCAAAAATACTTGCAGACCCAGTAGAAATGGAAAGGAAAATAAATAATGGTACAAAACACATTATGGAAGAAATCGAAGAAATCAGCAATGTTGTTGACGACCTTGATAATGGTTTGCAGTTGCAGCCTGATTCCGACTAAACAAATAGAAGTTACAGCCAAACCATTAGATAGGATTATAGTGCAACCTATTATGCCTAGAGAAATAGATTTAAAAGAACCTATGTGGATTGTTGTTACGCCTGATAATTGGGAAGAGCAACTTGCAAAAATTGAAAAACAAGAAGGTGAATTAGTTTTTTTAGCCATGACAATACCTGATTACGAGGTAATGGCTTACAATATGCAAGAATTAAAAAGGTATATAAATGAACTTAAAGAAGTTGTTGTGTATTATAGAACAGTTACTACAAATAAAGAGGAGTAAACAAATGAACATATCACAAGAAGGATTATCATTAATTAAAAAATTTGAAGGTTGTGAGTTAGAAGCTTATAAATGTGCAGCAGGAGTTTGGACGATTGGATATGGTTCAATTAAAGGTGTTAAACAAGGTGACACTATTACTCAAGAAGAAGCTGATAATTTATTACTCCATGAAATGGATGAATATGAAGGTTATATTAATGATGCTGTTAATGTTGATTTAAATCAAAATCAATTTGATGCTTTAGTATCATGGGTATTTAATTTAGGACCTTCAAATTTATCTTCAAGCACTTTACTTACTAGAATTAACAATAAAGACTGGAAGGATGTTCCTAATCAAATTAAACGTTGGAATAAAGCAGGCGGTAAAGTTTTAGAAGGTCTTATTAGACGTAGAGAAGCAGAGGCTTTACTTTTTGAAGGTAAAGAATGGCACGAGGTATAAATAATGCCATTAAGAAAATATGTATTTAAACCAGGTATAAATAAAGAAGGTACTAATTATAGTAACGAAGGTGGTTGGTTTGATGCAGATAAAGTTAGATTTAGAAAAGGTAGACCTGAAAGAATAGGTGGATGGGAAAAACAAAGCACAAATAGTTTTATAGGCACTTGTAGAAAAATATATCCATACAAAGCTTCTGTAGGTACAGATTATATTGCTTTAGGAACACATCAAAAATTTTATATCTTAGAAGGAGATACTTATAATGATGTTACCCCCATACGAGAAACAGCGACTAATGCTATTACTTTTTCTGCTACTGATGGCAGCACTACTATAACAGCAACTGATACTGACCATGGAGCAGTTACAGGAGATTTTGTTACATTTAGTCAGGCTGTAAGTCTAGGCGGCAATATAACAGCTACAGTTTTAAATCAAGAATATCAAATAAATTCAGTACCTAGTGCTAATACTTATACATTTACAGCCACAGCAACAGCTAACTCTAGTGATACTGGTAATGGTGGTTCTGGTGTAGATGGAGCTTATCAATTAAATTCTGGATTAGATGTATATGTATCATCTACAGGTTGGGGTGCAGATACATGGGGTGCAGGTGCTTGGGGTTCTACAAGTAACTTAGTATCAAGTAATCAATTAAGATTATGGTCAATAGATAATTTTGGTGATGATACTATATTAAATCCTAGGTCTAATGGTATTTATTATTGGGATGAATCTGCTGGTACTAATAATAGAGCAGTAAATATTACAAGTTTAAGTGGTGCTAGCAATGTGCCAATAAAAACATTGCAAATTATGTTATCAGATGTAGACAAGCACGTTATAGCATTTGGTTGTAATCCTATAGGTTCTTCTAATTTAGACCCTTTATTAGTTAGATTTTCAGATACAGAAAGTATTACTGATTGGACACCAACAGCAACTAATCAAGCTGGTGGAGTACAGTTATCAATGGGCTCTACAATAATAGGAGCTTTAAGAACAAGACAAGAAATACTTATATGGACTGATGTAGGTATAGTTTCTATGAGATTTGTAGGAGCACCATTTGTATTTTCATTTAACGAAGTTGCTAATGGTCCATCTTTAATATCTCCTAATGCAGCAGTTAATGCTAATAACCAAGTTTATTTTATGGATAATGGAGGATTTTATACATATGCAGGTAGTGCTCAAAGATTACCATGTACTGTATTAGACTATGTATTAAGTGATTTAAACCAAGGTCAAGCATTTAAAGTGTTTGGTGCAGTTAATAATATTGCTAATGAAATTATGTGGTTCTATCCATCAGGAGATAGTTTAGAAGTAGATAAATATGTAATGTATAACTATTTAGAACAAGTTTGGTCTATTGGCACTACAACAGATGATTTTGTTAGAACTGCATGGGATGAAGCTTATATATTAAATAATCCTATAGCAGCTAGTAAAAATAGTAGTACAAATAATAATAACTATTTATTTGCACATGAAATAGGACATGGTAATGATGGTAGTGATTTTACTGCATATATTGAATCAAGTGATTTTGATTTAGACCCAGATGGAGAAAAATATATGGCAGTAAATAAGATAATACCTGATATAGAATTTAGGGACCAACAATCTACTACAGATGATGTAACAATAACAATTAAAGGTAGAGATTATCCATTACAAGATTTGTCTACCTTATCAACAGTATCAGTAACTCCTAACTCTACATTTACAAATACTAGAGCAAGAAGCAGGCAATGTGCTATTAAAGTATCTAATTCATCTGCTGATTATGGTTGGAGACTAGGTGATTTAAGATTAGATATAAGACCAGATGGTAAAAGATAATGGCAAATCCTAAAACAATAGCACTACCTTTAGCACAACAAGAATATAATACCACAGATGAGGCAGTTACAAGAAGAATTATAGAACAAGCAATACAAGATTTAGCCATAGAATTAGATAAATTACAAAAAATGCAAAGTGTTGTAGCTAGTAAAAGTGTTAAGAGACATCAATTTTTATTAATGGGGATGACAAGTGGCTGATAATTTAAAAGTATTAGGTCAATTAGACCCTGCAGCAACAACAGTTACTACACTTTATACTGTGCCTGATATGACACAAACTACAGTTAGTTCTATTGTTGCAGCAAATAGAACAGGTTCAGCAATAACATTTAGATTAAGTGTTCATGTAGCTGGAGCAGGTGCGGATGATAAACAGTATTTATATTACGATAAATCAGTAGCAGCAAACGATTCCCTAACTATAGTAATTGGGATAACATTAAATCAAACAGATGTAATAAAAGTTTATACAAGTGCAGTCGACATGAGTTTTAATATGTTTGGCTGTGAAACAAAAGAGGAAGATAGGTAATGGACATTCAACAACAAACTAAAAATGTAGCAGCTCAAGGTCGTTTTGGCGATTCTATGCTTCTTCATGTAAATCCTGCAGAAGTAAAAGGACTAGCATCTGCTGTACCTTTAACTGTAAATCCAGAAACAGGACAACCTGAAGCTTTCTTACCTTTCTTAGCACCTGTATTAGGCTCAATGTTAGCTCCTACTATTTTGGCAGGTACAGGTTTATCAGCAGGAGCTATGGCAGGTATAGGAGCAGGTTTAGCTACTTATGCACAAACAGGTGGTTCTGGTAGTAAAGCATTACTATCAGGTCTTACAGCAGGTATGGGAACAAAAGCCTTAAGTGCAGCAGCTAATCCAAATTTAGGTGCTGAAGTAGCAAATGCACAAATTGCATCAGGTGTTGCAGATACTGGTGCTACAACTTTAGCAAGCCAGCAAGCAGCAGCACAAGCAGCAGGAGCAGGTGGTACAAGTGCAGGTCAATCTCTTAATACTATGTTTAGTGGTGGATTTGATGAAGGCATGAAAAATTTAGCAGGAGCAGCAATGACTCCTAGTGGAATGGTAGCAGGAACTGCAGCAGGAGCACAGGGCGTTATTGCATCACAAGAAGAATTTGAAAGACAAATGGCTCAACTTACAGAAGATGAAGAAGAACGTAAAAGAAGAATGTAT